GTTAATCTAGCTAAGCAAATGGCTTCTCAACTGTTAAAAGAAGAAAGAGAAAAGAAAGAAAGTAATATAAAGAAAGAAAAGAGAAAGAAGAAAACAGTTGCAGCTAAAAAGAAATAATACTACCTCATGTCAGTTTCCATAGAGTGGCTTGCAACACTACCGAAGGAGGAGCAAGAGAGGGTTTTGCGGTCTTTATCAAATGCTACTGAATTATCTCCGATAGAAGTTGATGGAGTTGTTTACCATATACCAAACGCTGTTGTAGGTCTAATTGATTCGTTATGGGCTCAGTTGCAAGAGAGAACAAAAAAAATTACTAGTGCAATCGAGAAAGATTAAAAACACACATCATTATGTGTATGACGGTATAGACGAATTTAAGAAAGAGGTACCAGACACTAATCTATTTTTTGATTGGAGAAGTGCTAAAGAGGGGGATTGGGTATTATCAGACGACAACAAAGTTGTTCAACTATTAAAAGTATCAAAAAGCATAAAACATCCTTCTGACAGTAAAAATTATAAATATGCTGATGGATGGGTAAGGACAGTAGTGGGAACATTTCTTTTACATAAAAACACTAAGATGGACACAGACTTTGATGCTCATCCAAATAGATACACTTTTAGTAAAAATATCAAGGATACAAATTCAAGAATTAAGGATAGGAAGAATGTAACCAGAAAAGAAAAGTTATTTGCTACAAACGTAGCTACTGGCATGGGGGCTGTTAAATCTTATATGGATGCATATGGAGAATTAAATAACAATAAAGCTATTAAGAAGGCGACTGTGCTTCTTAAGCAGGAGAGAGTTATGAAAGAAGTAGAAAAATCGGTAATGGATGTTGCAAAGGAAATGGGGGTAGACCATGAATACATTTTTAGGAGTCTAAAGCTACTTGCAGAAACTTCAGGTGACGAGAATATTGCTCTTCAATCATTGAAAGAGATGGGAAAAGCGATAGGGACTCTTGGGGGAGGAGTGAAGAAGGTTGAAAGAGGTGTAGTTGGTCTTTTTAGTGGATTTACGCCAGAACAACTAGACAGTGTAGAGCGAAAAATGCTTAGTCAGGGTAAAGACGAATAATGGATGTACGAAAAGATGAAGATGGTAATCATATAGCCTGTCCTCATTGCGGGGCAAGAGCAATAAGAAAAGACGGATTCGATTATAATAAACATCATAAAAAACAGCGATACAAGTGTAATGGCTGTCATAGAAAAACATTGAGTCCGACAATAATTAAAAAATCTCCATTTACTCAGGAAGACAACATTACGCCTGAGAATCTACCTATAGACTTCCTAATAGAGAATCGGAAAAAGAATTTTAAGCAAAAGGAAAGATGGAAGCAATCAAGAAAGATAATTAATATAAGCATAGATATTGATGGTCCGATAGGGATAGCCCATTTTGGCGACCCTCATGTAGACGATGATGGTACAGACATATCACAAGTATTGATGTATACAGACCTTATCAATAAAACCGAGGGAATGTTTGCAGGCAATCTTGGAGATTTGCAGAATAACTGGGTAGGCAGGTTAGTCCACTTATATGGTCAGCAAGGAACATCAGCTAAGGAGTCATGGAGACTAACTGAATACTTTGTTAATAAACTTGATTGGATATATTTAATAGCTGGCAATCATGATGTATGGTCTGGAGAAGGAGACCCTCTAGACTTTTTGATGCGTGACCATGAAGGTGTTTATGAGAAGTGGGGGGCAAGAATGAATCTCACATTTCCAAATGGTAAGGAAGTAAGGATTAATGCTAGGCACTTTTTTAAAGGATACTCACAATGGAATACTGCTCATGGAGTTGCTAAGGCTGCTCAAATGGGTTGGCGTGACCATATTCTTACTTGTGGTCATATTCATGTTTCAGGTTATCAAGTATTAAAAGACCCTGCAAGTGGTCTAATTAGCCATGCCCTACAAGTAGCATCGTTTAAAATACTGGACAGTTTCGCAGATAAGATGGGTCTTGATGATAGGAATGTATTTAATTGCCCAGTCACAATTATTGACCCAAGATGGGATGATGATGATAATAGATTAATTACAACTATTTTTAATCCTGAAACAGCAGCACAATATTTAACATACCTGAGGAGTAAATAATGGACTCGATACTGTACTACACATGGGAGATGTTCACCAGTCTGGAAACAAATGCTTGGTGGCTTATGATGGTAGTTTTTACATTCACCTGCATTACTTTTATAGTGACCAATGTCATGATAAGAAAATCTATCGAAAAAATAGAGGAAAATATTATGCACATCATGGAAGAAATATTTGAAGAATAATGCCTACTCCTTTTATGTGCCATGAGTGTGATTCACCTACTATGAATAAAAATGGTATTTGTGATAAGTGTATGCGAGAGCTGACAGAGCCAACGACAGCCGATGCTTTTAATAAATACTATCTTGATACACTTGCTCTAGATGACTCAATACATCTTCTTAAGAAATGTGTTAATGAATTACCTAGTAATTTATATTCAATGTCATCTAGGCACGTAGCTTTTCTAAAAAAGATAATCCAATTAATAGACAATTTACCAATACCAGAAAGGATGACAGATGGCTAAGCAAAAAAAGAAACCTGTTACAAAAAAGGATATCGTAAATATACTAACTGCTATATTGCAGCAGACTGATGCTTTAACAAGGAGACTAAAGGATATTGATTCGGTCTTTATTGACTTCATAGAATTTAGTAGTGATATAAATAAATTTGAGAAATGGTTAGATGGCAAATATAAACCTAAAGAACATATCGGAAGCGGAAAAGACTCTAGTTCTAGCGAAGAATGATTTAATAGCATTTGGTAAGTTATTCTTGCCAGATGACTTTTTAAGGAGTGAAACTCCGTTCTTTCATTATGAGATGGCTGATGCTATTGACAATAAGGATGTCAAGCAATTAGCTATTATTCTCCCTAGAGGTCATGGAAAGACTGTCTTAACAAAAGCAAGTATTATAAAAGATTTTGTTTTTTGCCCTGAAGGAGATATGCATTTCTATGCGTGGGTGGCTGCTACACAAAAATTATCTGTTGGTAATATGGATTACATTAAATATCATTTAGAGTTTAATGAGAGTCTAAAATATTATTTTGGAGCATTGAAAGGAAGAAAATGGACAGAAGAAGATATAGAGTTATCAAATGGGTGTAAACTTATCTCCAAGAGCAATGTTGCGGGTATTAGAGGCGGGGCAAAGTTACATAGAAGGTATGACCTTATCATTCTTGATGACTTTGAACACGAGCAAAATACTATCACCCACGAAGCCAGGGCTAAGAACGCTAATCTCGTTACCGCTGTTGTTTATCCTGCACTTGAGCCTCATACCGGTCGTCTTCGTGTTAATGGCACTCCAGTTCACTATGATAGTTTTATTAATAACCTCATTATCAATTACGAGCGTTATAAAAAGGGCAAGGACAATAAAGACTTTTCTTGGAATGTTATTACTTATAAAGCTATTCTTCCTGATGGTGCTCCTCTATGGGATTCATGGTTCCCGTTAAAAAAGCTAGACGAGAAAAAGAAATTCTACCAAGATTCAGGTACACCATCTAAATTCTACCAGGAGTATATGATGGAGGTACAATCAGCAGAGGACGCTGTTTGGCTTCGTACACACATAAAGGATTGGAACGGATTTTATCGAAATGAAGAGGGAATCAATTATATTATCATTGGTGGCGAAAATACTCCAGTTAACACGTTCATTGGCTGCGACCCGGCAACAGATATCGATACTAAAGAGAGCGATTTTTCTGTTATTATGGTTATTGCTGTTGATATTGATAACAATCTTTATGTATTGGAATACGAACGCCACAGAAGTATTCCCACTATTGGAGCTAAAAGACCAGATGGTACATTGATGGATAAGAAGGGAGTCGTAGATTATATTATCGAATTGTATAATAAGTATAAATGCGTTTCTGCCACGGTAGAGGATGTAGCTATGAACCGTTCTATCTTTCAGGCGTTAAATGATGAGAGAAGAAGGTTAAACAGGTTTGATATATCAGTTATTCCACAGAAACCAGGCGGAACACAGAAGAGAAATAGGATTTATAGCGGCTTAAGTGGTAGATTCAGTATGGGAACAGTACATATTAGGGACAATATGTTTGATTTAATCAATGAAATCGTTACATTTGGTCCGAGAATGGCTCATGATGACACCATTGAAGGACTTTATTATGCAAATTTACACGCATTCCCCCCTAATTATGCAAAAAACAAGAAAAAGGAGTGGATAAAGCCAAAACGTAAAGCTAAAGCTTGGCTAGTAGCATAATGGAACCGAAAAAAGCAGCTGAAGAATATTATAATCGTCATAGTCTCAGAAAAGAGATAAATGAGATGGACTATACCAGCAATAAGGATGTTGAAAGAATTCAGAAACGAATTAATAAGTTTATGGGTACTGAAAATCCAAATGCTATGAAACACTTTAAACTAGGTTTTCATCCTTATGAAGATAAGGACTCTCTTAAGGTAGATGGTATGTATGGTAATTTCACAAAATTTCGCATAAAAAGATTTTTAGATTTAGATGAAGCTTTAACAGCAGATTCTGTATTTAATAAAGTAAAAGATGAGAGAGATACATATCTAAAAGAAAAAGAGAAATTCTGGAAAGGAGAATACTAGAAATGCCTAAATTTAGTAAACGTTCTCTAGATAGATTAGGGACATGTGATGAAAGATTACAGAGCATATTTAAAGAAGTTGTTAAGGGATTCGATTGCACGGTCATCGAAGGACACAGAGGTAAAGAAAGGCAGAATAAAGCTTTTGATGAAGGGAAGTCGAAACTACGTTATCCTAAAGGCAACCATAATAAAATTCCGTCTACTGCTGTGGATGTTGCGCCGTATCCAATAGATTGGAAAGATAGAGATAGATTTCACTACTTTGCTGGATATGTTTTAGGTATTGCAAAGATGATGGGTCATACTATTCGTTTTGGAGGGGACTGGAATATGAATACACAGGTAAAAGATAACAATTTCGATGACTTAGTTCATTTTGAATTAAGAGGAGACAGGAGGAAGTCATAAGTGAGTTTTTATGCTCTAAATGTGGAGCCTGTTGCAGAGCCGCTGGGGAAAGTGGTTTTATGCCTCAAAGAAGAGACGGTGCATGTCTTTATCTAACAGAGGATAATCTTTGTGAAATTTATGATTCAAGACCTGAGTTATGCAATGTCCGTACTCAATATAAAAGAAAAATAGAAAGTGAAGAGATTAACAGATTTGTTACTGAAATTGATTATTACAGAGATTCTACTGAAGCGTGTCACGTCTTAATAGATATGTATGGTCTAGATGAGAAATACAAAATACCTATAGAGGAATATGGCGAGAAAAAGCAACAAAGTAAAAGCGACTGAAAATTACCAACTCTGGAAGAGTTCAAATACTGCAAGCAGGAACAAATGGCAAGTTATAGCTCAGAAGAGTTATGACTTCTATTTAAATGAACAATTATCTACTGAAGAAGTAGATTCTCTAAGAGAGTCAGGTATGCCTGACTTTATTATTAATAGGATAACTCCTATTGTTGAAATAATGAAATATTTTGTGACTGCTAATTCTCCAAGATGGAAAGCAGTAGGGGCTGAGGGAAGTGATGCTGATGTTGCTCAAGTTCATTCTGATATTGCTGATTATTGTTGGGAACTCTCAAATGGTAAGGCTCTCTATTCTCAGGTAATACTGGATTCATTAACGAAGGGTATTGGATATTTCCATGTAGATGTTGATGCTGATTCTGATTTAGGACAAGGGGATGTAGTCTTTAAAAGAATTGAACCTTTTGATATATTTGTAGACCCAATGAGTAGAGATTTTCTATTTAGGGATGCTGGATTTTTGTTAGTTAGAAAGGTCTTCTCAAAGACTCAGTTAAAAATAAAACTACCAGATTATGCTAGTAAGATAGAAAAAGCAGCTGGGGATGCAGAATATCTTAATAATTCTCTTACAGATTTTAGAGATAGGGATAGCATCATCTCTGAGGATATATCATCTACTTTTAAAGACGATGGTTCTGATGAAGAAATAATTTCTTTCTATGAATGTTACAAAAAAGTTAAGAAGCCTTTCTATAATATTGCTATAAAAGTACCTCCGACTAAAGAGGAATTAAAGTTAATCAAGCAATCAGTAAATGATGAACTAAAGAAGTTCGAGGCTGAAGCCACAGTCGCTTTAGAAGAAAAAAATGTAGAAATACAAAATGCTCTTGCCTCTGGTGAAATTATTGAAGAGAGAGCACAGCTAGAGATGCAAAAGGCGGCTGAAGAAACTCAACAAGTGATTGCTCAGCAAAGAGAACAATTAATGGCTAAGATGCAGGAGGCTGCTGAGAATATAGAAAATAAAATTGTTAGCGAGAAAGAATTCAAGCTTATTCAAGAGAATAAAGCTATGAGTAAAAATTTAGTCTCTAGTGTTAGATTTAATCAGACTCATATAAATGTTACTTGCACTGTAGGGGATGAAACATTTCTATATGAATACGATTTGCCATTTAATGAGTATCCAATAATTCCTGTCCCATATATGTATACAGGCACACCATTCCCAATGAGTGCAATCGTTCCTCTTATCGGTAAACAACAGGAGATTAATAAAGCTCATCAAATTATGATTCATAATGCTAATTTAGCATCAAATCTTAGGTGGCTTTATCAAGAGGGTTCTGTTCCTGAGGAAGAATGGGAGAAATATTCATCATCTCCTGGAGCGTTATTAAAGTATCGTCAAGGATTTGAACCTCCTACACCAGTAACCCCAGCAGCTATAAATAATGCTTTTTATACTATTACTCAAGAAGGAAAATCGGATGTAGAGTATATTAGTGGTATTTATTCTTCTATGATGGGTAATACTAAAGACCAACCTGAGACTTATAGAGGATTGCTTGCTAATGATGAATATGGAACAAGAAGAATTAAAGCATGGATGGGTAGTGTTGTAGAACCTTGTCTGGAACATCTTGGAAGAGTATTTAAAGAGATAGCTCAGAAGACATATACTGTCAATAAAGTGTTTAGAATTGTACAACCAGAGGCTGGGCAAGGTTCTGAAAATGTAGATGAACGTCAAGTAGAAATTAATATTCCAATTTATAACGATTATGGTGAAGCCATAGGAAGATGGATGGATTATTCCACTGCTAAATTTGATATTAGGATAGTAGCAGGAGCTACTTTGCCATTGAATAGATGGGCATTACTAGAAGAATATTTCAGATGGTTCCAGGCTGGGCTAATAGATGATATTGCTATGTTAGCTGAAACAGATATTCGAGGAAAGAAAAGTATTGCTCAGAGACAATCATTATATGCCCAACTTCAAAGTCAGTTAGCTCAAATGGAAGAAGCTGTTAAAGATAAAGATGGAACTATTGAGACCTTATCTCGTCAATTAGTACAAGCAGGTATAAAAGATAAAGTAAAAGAGGGTGAAGTAGAGATTAGAAAAGGAGTTATGGAGACTGAGGCTCAGCAAA